GGCGTCGGCGGCGGCGTCGGCGTCGGCGGCGGCGTCGGCGGCGTAGGCGGCGGCGGCTCTCGCGTTCCTTCGCGCCTCAATCGCCGTCTCGCGGTCTACCGGCTCGCCTTTGGTCAGGGGCACCAGCACATCCGCGCAGGCTTTGATCTGCTCCGCCACCCGTGGGTCATCCCGACGCGCAAGATCTTCGGTCAGGATCCAATGCAGGAACTTCCAGCTCACCCGCGACAGATCCGCGCCCGGCCGGATAGCGGCCAGGAAGCGGGCCGGAAAAGTCTTCGCGTCACCGTTCCGTTGACCCTCGAACAGCGTGTCCTCCAGCCGCGCCAGCATGCGCGGAATGCCCAGCTCGGTCTCGAAGGCCTGGTGAGATGAGCTGTGCACCGTACAGCCCACGGCACATCCCTTGCCGTTCTCCCAGTACTTGCCGTGGATGATCTCATCTGCCGCAGCATGGGCCTGCACCCGGGACAGGTACTGTTCCTTGATCTCGGGCTTACCGTGATAGGCGATCAGCATTTCGGGTCTCCAGCGAGTTTCAGTTGAGCGCGGCGGCGCTTGATGTAATCCGGCATGTAGGTCTTCAGGTATGCGTAATTCGCCGCCTTACAGGCCTTGCACCGGCATTTCAGGAGGTTGTAGCAGCTGCGGGTGCCATGCTGGATCGGTTTCATGGGAGGGAATGTTATTGTCGGGTTAAGTCTGTGTCAAGTCTTTGTCGCGGCGAGCCTCAAAGGCCTTCTCGGGCGTTGTCTTCACGGAGGTGTGTCATGCAAATCATCCCCTTGATCCTGCAGTTATTCGCACTGGCGTTCCTGCTGTTCGCAAGCTTCAATCTCTTCGGAGGTCCCCCGGGACGGCCGAGCTGGGGCTTGCTGGGCCTGTTCCTGTGGCTCCTGTCTCTGATGGTGAGCGGGATCAGCCTGCATGCCACCAGTGGGGTTCATTGATTCCACCGGCCGTTTGCGCTCGAACAATTGACGGCGGCCGCAGGCGTTACAGGTCTGCACCCAGCCTGCAATGACCTCGTGCTCGCGACAGACTCCACCGCAGGGACAGATCATTGCTAGACCTCGCTCACTTCTTTGAGTGTTGCATACGTCAAACTGTCGAAGGTCTTGCAGAAGTTGATAACGACGCGGCAGCTGGGACAATTCACATGTTGGCGCGGTTTGGCCAGATTTACCGGCAACGTTTCATTTCCCTCGTGCGTAACACCACACAGGGAATAGCGCTCGATAGTCGGGTGCGGGGCATGGCGCGGTCGTTTCGGTCGTTTCTTCATTGCTAAACCTTCTTTTTCTGAGCCAGGGTTCTGGCGGTGGAGCGAAAACGAGCGGCGTTCTTCTCCGTCTCCCCACGACTTTGTAAGTCGTCCGAGTCCTTCTGAGTAAGAGAAGACGACTTACGTTGAGAGTTAAGAGAACTGAGGGCCTCACTACGCTCTGATTCTGTATCTGCTTCTGCCTCTGCATTGGTCGACGCCGGTCGACTGCGGTCGACAGTCGATTCTTTCTGTCGACGCTTCTTAACCCACTCCCGTTGATAAGCTTTGCGAGATTCTTCGTCGCGAAGCTCGCGATATTTGGCATGGTTCAGAAGCCGCCATCCCCCATCGATTTCTTCGATGCGGCGTCCTTCGAATTCTTTCGTACGGGAATCAGCGTCTGGGGATAAGAAGCACTTCAAAGCTTCTCTGGTGGCCTGCAAAGACACCCTGGCCCGACCTGCTAAACCTGGGACGGAACCCCATACGCGGCCCTGACGATCCGCCATTGCAAGCATGGTGATCCAGACAAGACGGGTAGAGTCAGGTTCGTACCAAACAGTTGACTCGGTGATGCTGGAAAACAGCTTCGTGAATGTCATGCTCATGTCGACACACTCTATCGACATTTATAGACATTACAATAGCAATTTCGGACTTTTCATAAGTTCACGTCAAGCCTCAGACCCCGTTGAAAGGATCTGGGGCTTTGTCGTTTCTGGGCTGCTAATTCTCGTTGTCGGGCCTTCCACTCCTTGAGGCTCACTGAGCATCCGTAAAACTGTTCTGGGAACTCAATTAGCGCGTAACGCGGTATTCCGCATTTCCTGCAAGAATCGGTGCGTATATCCCACCAATGCTTCGGGGCACTTCCGCGTTTGATTCCATCGGGCCAGCTCATCTCAGTTATCCCCAGTTCTATCCACAGGCGGAAGGGGCAATGGCATCCAGCCGTCACCACCCCATCCGCCGCCATCCCACTCATCCTTCCGAACATCGCGTCTCTCGTAGGTTCGCCGGTTTCCCTTCTCGCTCACCAGGACATCCTCACGTTCGATGAGGACGCGGCGCCTTCCCACGTACATGTTGGCATCACGCTCCCCACCCATCCAAGGAGCATAGAGCAGCACCCAAGTATCGACAGGACATGTTTCCATCGGTTGCCACTCACTCACGATCTGACTCTCCAGTTCTATCCACAGCTTCAGAGCGCGCCTCGTGAAGTGCGCCGACCGCATCGTCGTAGCTCAATATCTGCGGATGGCCCCATTCCCATTCACAGGGATCGCAGCAAAAGCGCCAGCCTTGTGATATTCGGGTGGCTGGTTTATGACAGTTAGGACACAATGCTTGTTTGGAAAACTCACTCATGGTTTCGCTCACCTAGCCTTCAGATCCCAGGGGGGATGGGAGGAAGACGCATCCAATGCGTTGGCTCGACGTATTCGTCGTCCTCATTTTCAGGATTGCGGAATACATGTTGCTCGAACACTGCTGTTGCTATCTCGTGGTAACCATCTTCGGATGGCCAGAAGCACAGAACAGTGCTGCCCTCTCGTGGCAGAGTGTCGCAACTCAAACGAATCCAGCATAGCCGGCTCATTTCGGACAAGTCGTGGCGCAGCTCTGCCATCTCCTGGTCGCGCTTCTGGAGGGCGGCGCGCAGTGCTGTAGTGATGATTTCGTGATCCTCATAGATCACCCAGTCGCCTAGCAGATGCTCCTCAGCCTCATCTGCGGGCAGATCCCAACGTCGAATCTCGCTCACAGTGATCTCCCCAGCTCACGCAACCGCGCCTCGCTCACCTCGAGCAGTCCCGATTCCACCCGCTGGGCGAGCAGGCGGAGCAGGCTTGCCGAGGTCATATCCACCCCGTCCGTACTGCGGTGGATCGTCACCTTCACGCCCTGGTCCCAATAGTCACCGATCTCGGTGAGGTTGGTATAGCGCTTCAAGGTGGAGGAGTAGAACCGGCGGTTGCCGGGGTATTTCGTCACATCTAGGTTCGTCATGATCCGTTGACCTTCCATACATAGGTGATGCGTCTCTCCAGACCCAGCGCAGCCAACACTTCGTCGCTTGGGTCGATTTTCTCTGCGGTCGCCAAGCGCTGGAGATACGCGTAGTTGATACCCGTGGCAGCTCCCATCTTGCGATAACTGCCGTACTTTTTTCGCAGCCGATCGACCGCTTCTTGGATTTTCGTCATGATGGAAGCATGTCACAGAATTCTGTCGCTGTCAAAATTGACGTTGACGCGCGTTAACAGGCATGTATACTGTCTCCCATCGAACCGGAGCCAACCATGCAACCCAAGCTCACACCCGAAATCGCCATGCTCTTCAACCAGCAGCTCTCGGAGTTCCATGAAATACAGGACCTGCGCAAGAAGCTGGCGGTCACTGAGGCGCGGCACCTGGCGCTGGCTGAGAAGATCCAGGGGCTGTTGAAAGCGCAGGAGACCACATGAAGACCATCTGGAAGTTCCCGCTGCAGGTCACTAACGACCAGATTCTGCAGATGCCACACGGCGCCGAGATCCTATGCGTTCAGGTTCAGGGTGACAATAACGCCCCATGCCTGTGGGCAATCGTCGAGGATACGAAATTCACATATCCCCGCACAATCCATATGTACGGGACAGGTCACAAGTTGGCTTCTCATCCAGGACGTTTCATCTCAACATTCCAGATGGATGGTGGAAGACTTGTTTTCCATGTATTTGAGCCACCTCAGGAGGTGTCATGCACCACCTCTACCTGAACCCCGGCGACATCGTGTTTGTCGTCTTCGTGGTGGGCCTGTCTGCTGGGTATCGCCTACTACATCGGCAAGGCCCGGGGCATCCAGGCGGAGCGCCGACTGATGGGCGATGCGCTGTTGAACTTGAGGAACATGATTCCATGAGTGAGAGCAAATCCGCTGATCCGGTAATTACTCGAAACAAACATTGCCTGGAAGATGGTAAGCCCTGCGTTCCTGCTGGAGATGGTGGCTGCATGGCGTGCGATGACAGTCAAGGTAACTACAACCAGGAACCAGTGGATTGCAACGACTGGCCTGCACCCTACACCGCGCTCGACTTCCTCGTGGACAGCCTCGAGCAGGTACGGCAGATGGAAGCGGCGCGGCACCAGGTTCATGCGCAGTTCGAGGCGGATCAGAAGCGTATCGAGGAGTGGAAGCTGTGAGTTCCCGATGTACTGTCGAGATTCTAACCTCGGGTCAACCGCGCGCTTATGCTGATTCGAGAAGTCACGTACGTGTGACCATTGAATGGTTCTTTGCATGGCTTGGTGATCCGAAAGACCCGCGCTCGGTATGGAAGCCGAATGAGACCTGGACTGAGGAAGAGATCCGTAAATTACTGCCTCACTTGCGATGCGGATTTACCGAAAACACCGAGTGGCGGCTCGGGCGCGTCAAACTGGATTGGTTGAAACAGGTGAGTCCTGGCGTATGGGAGTTCCATACCAGTGAGCCCTACAATGACTAAGTATGAAGTCCGTAAAGACTTCAACCGCTACCTCGGTTACTTCATCGAACTCGTGGATACCCGCGTGCATCCGAAGGACTGCGCGTGCGTGATCTGCAAGCCCCGGCCGGCGAAGGTGTATCGCGAACGGAATGACAAAGAAAACCGACTTTTCTGGAGATAGCAGTGAGCACAGTTCAGAAGAAAGAATTCACCAAGAACGGGGCAGCGAAGTACCAGATCGACGGTGGTTGGTACTTCCTGTCCCGGGGGGTGCAGAACCAGGGCCTGGAACCCGGTGCCTCCATCAATTTCAAGTGGGAGGAGTTCGGCGACGACCGGGGACGGGGGCGTCCGCGCACGATTACCTCATGGGCGCCGGCACAGCAGCAGTCCTCCGGGCGCTCCAACGGTTCATCGTCGGCATCTACACCGGATGCATTGATCCTGCCGTTCATCTCCAATACCGTGGCGCATGCCATTCAAGCCGGCCTGATCAAGACTCCTGCAGATTTACTGCCATGGGTGATTGGCGCAAAGCTGGCGATTACGGCGCCCCCACCGCGTAAGGCTCCCGAACAGACTACGACAGATTCCTATGCGGATTACACCGGTCCTGAGACCGGCGGCAACCAGGCACCGGATTTTGACGATGACATCCCTTTCTAGTCCTGAAGACAAAATGGACCGCGCGCTTCGGTTTCTCGCCGAGACTGACGCCGAACATGCTGACGCGAGGGTCATGATGCTGCGCTGTGAGTATCTGCTCGAGGTAGCCGAGTGCTTGGTCTATAAACACCAGGAAGGTACGGTGGAGGATCGCAAGCGCATCGCCAAATCCTCTCCTGAAGTCGCCAAGGCAATGGAGGATTATCTGCAGGCTGTGCGTCATTATGAATTCCTGAAGGCCCGGCGCAAGCGGGCGGAGCTCACTTTCGAGGCCGCGCGTTCGATCAATGCGAACCGGCGTCAGGGAGGTGGAAACCTGTGATGCATGCTCACTATGTCGGCTGGACCAAGGCCCAGAAAGAGCGCATTGCACGTGTACTGGCGTTAGGATGTTGTATCTGCGGGCTGGAGACTCACGGCTCACCGCTGGAAGTGCATCATCTGATCAGCGGTGGGAAACGGATGGGACACGACTTCACTGTCTGCCTATGTCGTTATCATCACCGTGGGATTGGATATCACCGCCGGCTCATGATCGATCGCGGCCCCTCACTCGCGCACGGAAGCAAACTGTTCACCGAAGCCTATGGCTCTCAACAGAACCTGTGGATGCGGACCCAGACCCGGCTTGGCCTTCCCTGCAACTGGCCGACCAGCAAGATTGTCCCCCGTCAATCACTCATTGAAGGAAACACATGAAATCACTGCTCGCATTGCTCGCCCTCCTGGTCTGCGCCATAGTCCACGCCGGCACCGTCCAGACCTGCTACGCCGCCCGGCTCTACGTGAACCTTCCCGCCGAGGCCGCCGGGCATGACCTCTACATGAACATCTACTACTACAACGGCGATGGCGTGAAAACACACGTGGGAGCGGTCCTCACCCAGGGCCATCTCATCGCCGGCTATGCCCCGCGCTGGTCGGGTACACCGGAGAGCGAGTCAGGACTATGATTTTCAGATCCAAGAAGGCCATTGAGAATGAGCTGGCGGAAGCTCTTCGAGCCCTTCATGGTTTGGTTACTGCGCACAATGGTTACCAACATGGCATGGGGCCGTGCATCTGCGCGGCGCACGAAGAAGCTCGGCGAGTCTTGGGCATTACTCGCGCCGATGAGTCGTCTCGCCGCGCGCAACCGGAGGGCAAGGAGGGCAAGCATGTCGGCTGAGCAGCTCGACATTGCGCTTCCGCCAGTGCTCGACGCCTGCTGCGGTCCCCGAATGTTCTGGTTCGACAGCCACGACCGCCGAGCTCTGTTCATCGACAAGCGCCAAGAGACGCACCCGATGGACCTCGGTACCGAGTCCACGCGCGGCCGCGCCCCGGCGGTGATCGCGCCGGACATTGTCGCAGACTTCACGGCGATGCCATTCGCCGATGAGTCCTTCTACCTGGTGGTGTTCGATCCGCCGCACATCATGCGCCATCGCGGAGGACTCAGCGGCTGTTTCTCGAAGAAGTACGGAATGCTGCCCAGCAAGTGGACCGAGGTATTGCGCGCTGGGTTTTCGGAATGCTTCCGAGTTCTGAAGCCCCATGGGACGCTGATCTTCAAGTGGGCCGACACGAATATCCCCGTCTCTCACGTGCTGATGACCACGCCGCACAAACCTCTGTTCGGCACGCGAGTCGGTCGGCATACCCATTGGTATACCTTCATGAAGGAACCGACACAGGTTTCCATAGACGGACGTACACCATGATTTTCCACCGTCCATACCCCGACCAACGGCCGGCACGCTCGCCGCGGGGTGCTCCTGGGCCTACGCTGCGGGTCGAGGAGCCGGTGGACGCTGTTACATCCGGAGCGGAGCATAGGAAGTGAAGAAGATAGCGAAACTTCCGCGCAACAAACTGGATCCCGCCGCCATCCGAGGGTTGCCGGGCACAGACGAAGGATGGTTCTACGTGAATGGCACATCGATCGACGTATTTGCCTATGCGGCAAACAAAGGATCTTTGTGTGTTCGCATCACAAAGCAACAGTTACAGAAAGCGCTTGCCGTCATGGCGAAGCGCTCTTAGTGCGACGGCGATATCGAGCGCGCGATAGCTGTGGAACCACAGTCGGGAAACTAAATATTTTCCATGACCCCGTCGTTTTTGCCCCGCTGGTTTGTCCTTCCTGGTAGGAGAGCGCGCGACAGGGATGTCTTGCGGGGGTCGATGATCTCGTGGACCACGGCCCAGAGAACCAGGAGCGCTATCCGGTTCTGACCGGTTTTGACCTTCAGGCGCGTCGTATAGCATACGATGGTATGCAGACTGAGATCCATCATCCGGGCGATCTCCTTGCCCGTCCAGCCCTCGCAGATCAGGCAGAGGATCTGCTCCTCACGGACACTCAGTTTACGGCGCACGCGGCTCCGTAGGCGGTATGGGGGCCATCTTCAGGGGCGTGGGAGCCAGCAGCGTATCTGTCACGCCCTTGTCGTAGGCGTTCGAGGTCACCTGGCCGCGCCAGTACGTCAGCACCGCAACGGCCGCCATCATGTACTTGGCATAGCTGTCGGGTATGACCCCTGCGCCCAGTAGCGCTACCAGGGTTCCCTGTAGTCCGGCTATGAGCCGGGTGCCATGGGAGCCGATCAGGGCGAGTACGGATTGCATTGGTTCAGCTTACGCTACTTCGTGTTCTTCCAGAACACAAACATGAGAGATGCCAGGAACTGGAGTGCGAGGATCACGCCGAGACCTACCCAGAGCATCTTCTGCAGGCTCTCGACCTTCTCTACCATCGCCTGGTGAGCTGCCTCGTATTCGGTCCGGGGCATGAAGCGGGAGGCGGCATCCGTGACCATGCCGCGCATCTCATTGATCGACTCGAAGCGCTTCTCCGCTGCACTCTCGGCCTTATCCACGGCCTGCGCGATCGACTGAAACCGCACATCAACATACTCTCTCAATGAGATGTAACCGTGTGGACTCAGTTCGCGCGCCTCGTCCATCGAGCATCAACAGAACGTGAGATCGGCCAGCTTCTGTGCCATCCAATGCACATCCGCGCTGGAGGCTGCAGCAGCGCCCGCTACGGAAATCAGCTCGGCGCGGTTCTTGTCATCCGTCGAGAGCTCGTTATAGAAGCTCGGGTCCATGATCGCGGGAATCAGTTTCACCGCACGTTGAATGATGATGCCGGAAGACATTGATGATAATTCCTCTCTGCTAGTTTATACTGTGTAAATGCCAAACAAGTTGAATCCCGATATGAATCCCGGCACCCGTTGGGCCAATCTGACCGTCATTGAGCGCGGACCCAACGGTGGCAGAATGCCACGAGTGTATTGTCTTTGCGATTGCGGGACAAAAACCCTCGTCTATGTGTGTTCCTTAAGGACTGGCAATACTAAAAGTTGCGGCTGTTTGCGCGGGGAGTCTCACGGACTTTCCGGTCGCCGTCTCAAAGGTGAAATACGGGAATACAGAATTTGGTGTCATGCCAAGGGGCGCTGCCAAAATCCGAAAGACCCAAAATATCCTGCATATGGTGGACGAGGGATACGAATGTGTGACGCGTGGGAAAATTCATTCACCGCTTTTCTGGCAGATATGGGCCGTTCCCCGCCGGGTCTGACTCTCGACAGGATCGACGTGAACGGAAATTACGAGCCCGGCAATTGCCGTTGGGCAACATGGGAAGTTCAACGAAAGAACAGACGCCCCTCAACTGAGTGGAAAAGAAAAGCGTAATTCACTTCCTACAGGTTATTTCAAGGGCCAGAACGTGAGCTTTCAGATCCGCGTAGGGACCCTGCTCGAATTTAGTCAGCGCATCATCGCGCAACCAGACCTGGGTCTGAATGTCCTTGTCCGCATCGTGGATTTTACTCCACAGCCATAGGTTGGTCAGCAGTGACAGAGCCACCACCACGGCAATGATCAGATCACGCGCATCTTTCGGAAGTGTGAAGCGGTTCACATTGACGTGCGAATGGGGATGCGCCTCAATCGACTCGTCGCGGCAGTTTTCCGGGTGGATCTGGGTCACGGAGTGCCCCGATACCGCGGCTCGACCAGTTTTTTGATATCGTTCACTTCGGCCTTCAGGTCCGTCACTTCCTGGCGCAGCGCCGAGACCTGCATGGCCTGCACCACATTCCCGATGATCCCCGAGACTGCCAGCGTCACGAGGCCCGGAATCGCATACTTGTCCCACTTGCTGCCTCCTTTCTCGTGATAATCGCCCATGCGGAAGCCGCGCAGCTCCCTGTCATTCAACTGGCCCTCGAGCTCACGCAGCCGCAGTTCGTAATCGACTTCCTCGTGGGTATCCGGATGACGGCGCGTCTCGAGCGCCTTGTTCCATCCCAGCCAGGTCCGATGCTCGAAGAGAATCTGCGGCATCTTCTTGAGGGATTCAGCAATGCTCTTCAGTACTTCCTTGAAGGTCAGTTCGGTCGGCTTGCCTCCGACAGTCACCGTCAGTTCCTCGCGCTGGGTATCAAAGAGGGGCGTGCTCATGGTCCATTGATCTCAGTTTGGTATATCCACGCCCGTCTGGCTGATCTGATACCAGTTGGTGCCGTTGTACTCAAGATCCACACTGCGATTGAAACCGGTCGCCGGCTGCGTCCATGTGGACATCTTATATTGCGTTCCGAAGGTTACGGCTCCGAGCGCACCTCCCGAGGTGTTGATAATGCGCAACGTGATGCGTTGGCCATCCACCGGATCGGTGGGATTCGAGATCGAGAAAGCAGTCCCATTGGTGGCCGTGACCTCGAACTCATTGCCCAGGCTGGCCTCGAACACCATCGCGGCGGAATAGGGAACCGTCACCCGCACGCGACTCGCCTCCCGCCCTGACATCGTGTAGGTGGAGGTGACGATACTGACCGGTACGATGGAATTCGAAGGATTGTTATTTTCTGTCAAGGCCGTAATGGTTGAGCCACTGATCAGAATATGATTGTTGCCGGTGCTCGATTGCACGCCGCTGTTTCCGGTGATACTTACCGTATCCCCGCTGACGTTCTGAAGTCTGATACCGCCCCGCGGATAGCTCTGTCCCTGAATACTGTTACCGTTGATGGTCAGACGATTGACCGTGCCGGTCACGAAAATCCCCGTGCTCTGCGGAGTTCCTCCCGTGCCGCCACCGGTGATCACATTGCCTGTGACATTGGCATCGTCCGCGTTGGCAATGCAAATGCATCCCGCGCCGTTTCCCGCTCCTACCATCCCCACGACATTGAAGAATCCCCGGATCACATTGCCCGTGACCGTAACGCCCAATACCCGGTGCGTCGCATCGGCTCCGGCGATCAGGATGCCGCCAATTTCCTGGGCCGCCCCCCCATAAGTGTCTGTTCCGGTGCCTTCCACGTAATTGTTGGCCACCACTATGTTTTTGACGATGTTGGAGGTGGTCAGATGCCCAATGTCGATTCCGTGGCGAACGTTACGGCAGTCATTGCCAATGACTCTCAGTCCATCGATATCATGTGTTCCAATGGCATCCCACGATGGAATTCCATTGATGCGGTTGTTGGTGATGGAATTGTATTGAGACGGAAATCCTCCCGCCTGATTTCCCGTGCACTGGATACCATAGGCCACTGCTGCGCCGGCTTGCGTGCAGTTCGAGATATCGTTCTGATCAATATCGAAACTGGTGGTCTGAGGGACCAGAATCCCGGTATAAAGAAAGCTGGCGACCTTGCAGCGGCTGATCCATACCCGGGTGCATAATGCGGTGCAGACGCCGCTGTAGAAGGTGGAGAATTCGCAATTCTCCACGCGCACATCCGAACAACTGGTGATATTCAACAAGGCCGTGGCCGTCACTCCCAATCCTGTGGGGTTGTTTACCGGAGTGGTATTGGCATTGGTCCCCGTGAAAAGGATATTGCGAATAGTGATCTCACCGGCCACGGACAGCGCTGAGCAGATCTCTACTCCGTTGGTGGTGGCGAACAGATTCGGCCGACTCTCCCCATAACCGATCATCGTAGCGTTCGCAGGCAGCGTGAACGGCGTACTGACTTTGTAGCCCCCGGATGTCCAGGGAATCAGCATCGGGTGAGTGCCGCTCACCTTGGCGGCATTGACCAAGGCTGTGGAATCATCCGTGGTTCCGTTACCAGTAGCGCCATACCGCCTCACATCCCCCGGCGCATACGCATAGTTGACCGGCGTCACCCCGGCTGCGATCTCGGCGGCGGTCTGCGTGAAAGAGCCGATGGTCGCGAACAGATCCGAATCTGACTGGGCCGATCCCTGGCGATGCAGGATGGCATTGAGCACGTCACTGATATTGGCCGGCGTCAGCATGACGTGACGTATTCCCCTTTACATCCAGTGGTCATACAGGAGCAGACTCTAGCGTAACTGTATGGAGAATACCCATGGGCCTTGAGGAATTACTCTGGATTATCGCTATAGGTGGCTTCTCGTACGGCTGCTCGATATGCACTGGCGCCGAGATCCGGGAATGGCTCAAATCAGCTGCCGTGGTAACCATCGTCATGATCATCCTGATCGCTGTGGGCTACTGGCTGTTGTTGGCATTGTAGCCTGCGCTGGCGTTATAGCCGGCGGCCATGACCGAGGGTTTCGACAAGGCCTTGGCCAGCGCGGAAGCCTTCGAAGCTCTTCCCGGAAGCGCGCCGGCTTGGCCCCATTCGCTCAACAGGGTGGAGCGCGCTCCTGATCGAACCAGCGGCAATGCGGCGCCTGCAGCGAGCCCAAAGGGACTTCCCGTTGCATGCTCGGCCAGCAGACTCAATGCCGGCGCACCGTACATATTCAGATGACTGATGTTGCTGCTGTTGGCAGGCAGGTTCGCTTTCGGATAGTTCACCGCATGCTCAGCCGCCGTCAGAGTGCCGCCCGACAGCGGTTCCCCACGTTTCCAGGCCGCCGCCAGTTTCTGCCCACTCACATCTCCCTGCGGGCTCATGGCATCCTCGATGGTCGAGGCCTTCGCATAGGTCTGCCGGGACTGACGCAGTGCACTCACCAGATCGGTGTAAGGGCCACCCGCGTTCTGAGCACCTCGCTCGAGCTGACTCTCCAGAGCACCTGCCACGCCCTTATAAGTCATACCCAGTTCGCTGTTTCCGGTCCGATAGGCGTCGCTCGCTTTCGTACGGAGCTGCTTCAGAGCCGACACCGCAGAATCACCCGTGAACTCAGGTTGCAGATAGGTATCGACGATGCGCGCAGCATCCGGATTGGCAGAGCCGGGAAAGGAGGAATTCGAGCCATGCGTGGTCTGCAATACTTTCGTAAGGTCATCGACGTACTGACTGTCGGTTTTGACCGTGGGAATGGTCCGCGCCGCCTCAAAGCCCTGGCCGGCTTCCTGTTTGACCGCGGCTACCGCTTCGGGGGTGAAGACTTCAGGTCTGAGGCCCAGATCGTTCGCGGCCGCCGCATTTCGTGCAGTCTGGTTGATGACGCGCGCTTGGTTCTGAGTGGCTTCCTTGCCGCCGATGGTCTCGAGCGTCTTGTTGAACCAGGAGGGGTTGGTCGTCGAGGGCGGCACAACGAACCCTTGCTCCTGGGATTTCTGCAAGGAGGCCGCCAGTCGCTGGGATTGTTGTTGAGCAGGCGTCACGAAATTCGCCGGGGCGCCTGCGACTTCAGGGTTGGGGACTTTACTGCCGGCTACCATGGACATGAGCGCGCCCGCAATGGCTTCGCTCCGATTCTGAGGTTCCGGCAGACCTAACGCGGTGAGCCCCTGATTGAAACTGTGGGAAGGCAGTTCGTATTCGTAATGACTTCCTCCCGAAGTGGCGAAAGGGTTGAAGTCCGCCAGCTTCGGCATCTCCCCATGGGAGAGATTGTAGGCGAGATTCCGGGTGGAGACACCGACATCGGCCGCCATCTCCGGGATACCGGCCACAGCATTGATCACCGCGCGCCCTGCAAGTCCGGCCTGGCGTCCTACCTGGTGGACCCAATCACCCTGATCGGTGGCCGGCTGCGTGGCGCTCGATGACTTGTCAGCTTGCGGCATCAGATCCGCATAGGCATTCGCCTTGGGCCCGTTCTGTGTCGGATCGGCAGGCGTCAGCAGATCATCGTACGCATTGGCCATTATTGCTGCGTCGGATCCCACCCGAAGGCTGACTTGAAGTCACTCAGGGTTTCAGGATGCTGTTTGAATCGCTCCAAGGCCGCTGGCGGAGTAGATTTCTGAGCGAAATACCCGGCCAATGGCTTTTTATTGGCATAAAAACTCTCAAATCTAAAAGGATCGCCTCCCTTCTCGATGTACGTCCCGTAATCCTGCGCACGCTGTTTGGTGTACTCGGCCTGCTGATTGTCCAGCTGCACCAGGCGTGCAAAAACCGGCTTCAACATAGTGGGTGAGGGGCTGGCCTCTTCCTTCAGCACGTTGAACTCACTCGCCGCCGGGCGGCCACCGAAGGTCGGCTTGAGATTGAGCAGCGGATTGCGCAGCGCGAACTTCTTCAGCAACTGCGTATCGCCCACCGAATCACTCCCCGGAATCCAGCTGTGCGGAACGCCGAGCTCTTCCGCCTTGGCGCGCAGTTTGGTGAGCTCATCCGACAGGGGTCCGGTCTCAGCACCCTGAAGTACTCCGAGCGCCTCCTTGTTGAAGGCAATACGCGCATCGGCCAGATCCGCCTCGGAGCCGTACTTGTTCACCAGCTCCTCATGTTTTGCTGCGGCATCGGTGAGCAGCTTCTGATGGAAGGTGTCCGTGGTACTTCCCGGAGTGCTGGGAATGGGCAGCTTCGGCACGCTACCCCATATGCCTTGTCCCGATTGAGCTCCTGCGCCAGGCGGCTGCGGACCTCGAGCACTCGGAGGTGCCTGGGGCAATGGCGGCGTCTGGGGACCGCTGCCGAAGTATTTCCCCGGTGGCGGAGCATTCGTCGGCGGCTGGCGCAGAGCCGGCGGAGTGGGCGGATAGCCCAGGCTTTCAACACCACCCCCCTGGGGAATCATGCGTGGCGTATTGGCTTCCTTTGCCGCCGTCACCGCGCCTTCCCGCTGGGTCTCGCCAGCGATCAATCCAGGTGATGGATGCGTACCGATGAGGTTTCCCTGGCCATCGAATTCCGGCTCATATCCCGGGGGCAGATTCGGCGCACGGATCATCTGGCCGTTCGGCAGCCGGATCATGCCGCCCGACCGGAGTTCCATGGCGTTCTGCTTGTTGAAGATCGCACCCGCTGCGGTAGGCGTATCCATGCCGGCCAGGCGCCCGGTCTGCACGCCTTCAGGTCCGGCTACCAGGGCGGCATACTTGGCTGGATCCGACTGATACAGCCGCATCATGACGTTCGGCGGCAACCCCTGCGGGTTCATTGGATTCGGCGGCGTCTGGGTATAGGTCGGCGTGCGGGGAGCCGGCACAGGCCCTTCCGGAGCGCCCTGGGGACCTGCGGTGACCACCGATTGACCGGTGGGCACGGTCTGCCCTCCGGGGGCGAAGGCCTGCATGCCCTGATTATATTGTTGAGCCATCTGGGGCAATGCACTGTTGAACCCCTTTCGGGCCATCAGCGCTTCGGCCAGCTTCGAGAGCGCGAGCGTGGGACCGACCCGCGCAGCCTGGTAGTACCTTCCCCCGCCTGCCGGCTGCTGCAGATCATTCTGGGCCGGTGTGAGCGCCATATTCTGCAGTGCATTCGCCAGAGACAGTTTCCGCTGGGTCTGGAGCCAATCCGAGGGATCGACGCCCGGCGGAATGGAGGCCATGGGGGTTTGATCAGGCATGGGCACCCTCTAGGTACCGCCCCATTTTTTGGTGGTGCTCCCAACTTCTGCGGGCACAACAAGCCTCGAAGAAATCTTTTCCAAAGTAACTTTTTTTGGTGGATTTCCTGCTCATGAGTGATCGCCGTCCTCACTCCAGTAATTTGCAGGATAGGAAGGCGCCTGAACCTGCGGGCCCGCCTCATTCGTCAGCTTGCCCGGCTCGATCTCATCTTTACGCACAGGTTTCTGCCGGGCCTTGCGCAAGGCGGCGATCAGCTGCTGGCGCATGAGATCGGCCCGCATCATTGACTGGCCGCTTCCTGGGCCGCCAAGCGCGCGGGCTGCTGTGTGATGGCCTTGGGTGCCGTGGCCCCTGCAATCGCCTTCACCGCATCCTTGATGGCGCCGCTGACTCCCGGCGTCGCATGCGGTGGAACCATTACAGGAGCGGCGGCTGGCGCCCGGGCTTTGGCCGCCTGAAGGGCCTGGGCGAGCTGCAGGTTCTGCGGAGTCGCTGCTGGGGGAGCATGGCCGAACAGTTGCTGGTACTGCTGGATGTTCTGGGCTTCAGTGGGGTCCATTATGCGAGTCCTACGGCAGAAGGATCAGAAGTGCCTGATAGATTGGCCGGCGCTGGAGGAGGTTGGGCGGTTCCGGCCTGCAACTTGGGCGTCTGCTGTTGGTCCTGCAGATCCCGTTGCTGTTTCGCTTTGATCAATGCTGCAATCAGTTTATCGGTCTGGGTCGTGATGGCTGAAGTAGTAGGAGGCTGCGTATTGATCTGCGGCTGCGCACCCGTAAACCCGGAAGCCGGAGGGGGCATGAGAGTCGGAACCGGCTGCGCCCCACCGGGAAACTGCTGCTTGTACATCGCCAGCATCTGCTGCATGGCCTGGGGAGACATGCTCATGTGAAAACCTTCAGAAGATAGTGAAGCGTGCGTTCCCGGGTCTGCGCGACAATGGCCTTCTGGGTCGGCGATAACGTCTCGATGATACGGTCAAGTTCTGCCTGATGCTCACGGTCATGCTCTTCATGGTATTTGAGCGTGCGCAGCAGACTGGCCGGATACTGGGATTCCCATTGGGTCATCAGCGGATGCTCGCCCCGTTCGAGCACGTGCATGTAGCCCAGAAGCGCACAAGGTTCCACGTGGAACACCATGTAATAGATCGTTCCCACCATTTCCACGGCTTCCAGCGGGATTTTGGTGTTCTTTACCAGAATGCCGACCGAGGCCAGATCTTCGGCCAGCCAGCAATCATGGCCGCGTTCTTCCTCGAGGTGAGCGGCGAAATAACGCTTCAGCGTGCCTTCAGCCCGCTTCTCTGCCTCGATCAGCAGCGATTCACTGGCGATCATGCAGTGATAGAGGAATATCAGGTTAGGAATGAGCTCCATCAGTACATGCTCGCGGCAATCGCCAGCGCTCCCACACCCGCGCCGATATCGGCATTGGTCGAGGCCACATTGGAGTTATAGCCGGCCAGCTGGCCCTGATATTGATTCTGGAAGGCCTGCATGATGTCCGGAGCGGAGGTCGAGGCACCCGTGGTGGAATTCCCCGAGGCGCCCGTGCTGGTAGCTCCTGGAGAACCGGTGGCGAGCGACAGGAAGTTGGCGATCTGCCCTCCCTGGGCCTGGTTCACATCGCTGATCTGCTGACCTTGCGCCGAGAGACCCTGGCCGAAAGCCTGGTTCTCGGCCTGGCCATAGGCGCTCGAGCGGTTGGCCTCGAACGACTTCATAGCATTGTCGTAGGCCGGCGTTCCCGGAGTCGCACCGGAATTGCGCAGGGAGGCATCCATGCTTTCCTGCTGCTGACTCCAATAGGGATCCATGGTGGCGGTTTCCGCGCCATAGGCCGCTTTCATGGCCTCCCCGCCGAACTGCCCGTTCTGCTGCTCGCTCGGAAGCGCCCAGTTGCTGACCGCATTCGAGACATTGCCGCCCTGCGCACCGGCCAGCCCCTGTGCCTCACCGCTCAGACGCTGCGAGCCACTCAGAAGAGCCTGCTCCGGCGCGGAAAGCTGGGTGGTCGCCGTATATTCCGGAGCGCCCTGAGGACTAGTGCCGGTCTGGGCGTAGGAAGTCGATCCAGTCGGACCGACCTGATTCACCTGGTTCAGGCCCGCGTTATACGCAGCCGCCTGGGTCCCAAATTGATATTGGGCTTGGGCTGATTGATAAGGATCGGGCGCTGAGGGCGCGCTACCCTTCCCCACGATTCTTCTCCTTCAGATACCTGAGTAAGTGCTCCAACACTGTTGGATCATCTTTGATAGCACCCAGCACTCTATTGCAGCGGTCGCAGATCCAACCTCTGAATTGGCCGCTTTCATGATGGTGATCCCATACAATCTTGGAAGATTCTCCACAACATTCACATTTTTCAGGCTTTGGACGCCCGGCCAAAATTTCACGCTGTTTCAGATAATAGGATCGATGGTAAGCATGTACCCTATCCTTATTTCTTTCGTAGGATTGCTTGCAAATCTGCTTCCATTTCTCAGGGTTAGCCCTACGCCATGCGTACATAGAAGACTTCCCTTCCCCATTTACTCCTTCTTTATATTTTTGCCGTCGAAGCTCTCTCGCTTCTTCAGTCTTTGGCCTACCCATAACTATCTCATCCCGCCGCCCATCTGGGTCAACGCGGTCGCGAGTTGCTGGGGATTTGACCCCTGTTGAGGCATCCCGCCGGCCTGGGGGGGCGGCATACCGGGCGGGGGCGCGCCCTGGGGAAGCTGGCCCTGCGTCATGCCGGGACGCATCTGCGCCGCGCCCGGATTGGCATAGCGGGGCTGCATGTTGTTGATGGGTGCTGATCCCATCACAGGATAGGACGCTCCCGGAATCCCGCTAGCGGTGCCTGCCGGTGGAGTGTACTGGGGCGGCCTCGCGCCGCCACCCATCGGTAGTCGAGTATTGTTTACGCCCATGATTACGCCCCACCTCAAGCCAACGGCATTCCTCGCGGAGCATGCCATAAATGATCAGGTCATCCCCATCCGGCAGGATGTCTCGCACCCGCCCTTCCAGCACAAACCCCAGATGTTCGTCGAAATGCTGCGCCTCGAGATTCTTGGCCGGTACTAGCCCCGTCACCCGGCGGCATCCCAGTTGTTCGAAGGGATATCGAAAACCCTCGCCGATGAAGGCCCGGCAGCACCAGCGCTTCCCGGGTAGGGCCGCGACATGCATATGGATATCGGTTTTGGTGTAATTCTGGTACACCACGCCCGCCAGCAACGCGCCGGTCTGGTCGGCCAATCCGATCGCTGTATAAGGCGTCGAGCCGAACTCGAAGATCGGCATGCGGGCCGCCACCCAGCGGGCCACGCGTTCATCCTGGTTGCCGATGATGCGTCTCATGAGTAATGGATATAGAGGACGGCATTACCGCCCGCAGTCGGTTGCACATTCGGCGGATTATTGTTGGCCCCTCCGGAACCACCGGCATTGCCGTTACCATTGGTTCCGGTCATCGCCGAACCCGGCGCGCCCCCTCCCGGCCCAGGAGGTGCGATTCCAGTACCGCCGGCATTGCCCGTCGTATTGGTGACATTCCCGCCGCTGGCCGTTCCGCCTGTTCCGCCCGTCCCGGGAGTGGAGAATCCGGATGCCTGAGCTCCGCCCGCTCCGCCGTTACATGTCTGGGTGGTAATGGTAAAAGTACCGCTGACCACGGATGCCGCAGAGGCGGTCGTACCGGGTGTGACCGTATTGTTGTTACCTCCAGCCCCCCCTGCGGGAAGGGTGAAACTGATGGTCTTGCCGGCCTGGCTCACCACACTGTCGCTGGATTTGGAATATCCCCCTGTTCCTCCGCCACCCCCACCCGCTCCGCCGGCCCCGTCTCCTCCTCCTCCCCCACCCCCTGCTCCGAACAGTTCTCTCACCTGTGTGGTCGCCCCGCCCGGAATCGTGTCGGTCCCTGAGGAGGTGTAGGTGCGCGTCACTGGAATAAAAGGACCACTTCCGCCTCCCGCCAGCATGTTGAGAATACCGGTCATCAGCTCAGACCTGAGCCCGCAATGTAGGCTTGTGTTCCGGAGGCCCAGAAAACAGTCGCCAATCCAGCTCCCGTCAATGTCCTGTTCCCGGTAGCCGATCCATTCCCGGTCCACTGCAGAGTCACTCCCCCTCCTTGCGCGATGGTCAGGGTATTGCCCGGGCCGATAAGAAGGGAAGTGACCGCTCCCGCAGCAAACACGCCGGCCGGAAGTGTCGCGGTAAGTCCACCGGCTGTGAAACCCACCGTTTTGCCGCGATCACTGGCCACGAGTGTATAATTCACGGTTTGCACATTGAACGGAGTATCTTTGTATCCCAGTTCAAACGGGTTGGTTCCGTCGTTACCGAATACGACACCATCCCCTCGGACTTTGAACCAGCTGATGGAGCCGCTCTGATTCAATGCAGACAGCGAATAATCCGAGGCGGTGGTTCCGGCTAAAGTAGCCAATCCAAAAGAATTACCCGTCGAGCTGCTCCCGACAATATTCTGGGCATTTGAGCCGGCGAATCCATTGACGACAAGTCCCACCCCCGCGGAGGGAGCATTGGTGACCACATTCCCGGCCCCTGAGATCTGCAGTCGATTGGCATTGTTAGTGGCCAGTGCCAACTGCTGCGCGGTCGTCAGATTGAGCGTGACCCCTGTGGCATCAGCAAGCGATATCTGGAAGATCGGATTGTTGGACCCCCCGGTGCGCGAAAGGGTCAGAATTGTTGCATCGACGGCCTTTGACAACGCCAGGGCCTGCGCCCAGGAGAGTGTGGTATTGGGCTTGTTCTGCCCATCAATCGTCAGACAGTTCTGAATGCCGGCGGCAAAATCATTGTCCTCCAGATCAAACTTCGTCGCCGAGATCGGAAGATTGTTGGTGGCATCCGAAGTCCAGCTCGGATAGGCCCGCGTATAATTTCCGGTACCGCTCCAGGGCATGTCAGCCTCCTACCTGAGCGCGCACGTGCTCACGCAGTTTACGGATCAGATCATCGCTGACGATGTGCGGCAGTTGACGCAGCCCCGCGATGATGAGGTTGAACTCTTCCGGCGTGACCGGGGGTAAGGAGGCGCTACGGGGCTCCAGTGGTAATACATCACCCATAAAACAGGCCTCCTGAGCGGAAAATATAATTGGTGCTCTGCCACTTTGCCGTGAGATTCGCCACGTTGATCCGCAGCTCCATGGATCCCGCATAGCCTGAAGCGGCAAGTCCGATCCATGGCTTGACGACCTGCTCGTTATCGCTCCAACCGGAGACGTTCCACATCGCCACGTTCCAGATCGCGGAATTTCCAGCCGACAATGGCACTACATTGGTCGCAGCAGTAGTGTCGAAATCCACCAGCATGTTGATGGAAAGGGTGAGGCTTCCCGTGACCTGGAAGAAGGGCTGACACTGACTCCAGATTTTCTGCATCTCGCGTTCGCCCATGTAGGAGAACGCGGGTTTCGCGGTCACGATGTAGGGATTGGCGTCATCCGCCGTCGTGGTATCACATTGCGCGACCGAATTCACCGTTCCATAGTAGATACTCTGCCCCGCCGTCTCGAAGCAGATCGCATTCCACGGGGAGTTGTAGCGGCCGAAGGTGCACCAGGCCCCGGAGATGGTGTTCTGCACATACTGGTAACTGGCGAGATTCGCCGAGGTGGGCACATTGAGAATGATCTTGGTACCCATCGGATACAACACAACCTGCCAGCCGAAAATACCCTGGTAGGAACTCGCATCCGTGTTGATATCCGCGCGAATTTTGTCCGTGATCGCAATCAGCGGCTGGGATCGGTCAGCAACCAATGCTTTGGAAAGGGGAGTGAGGCCATCCGCGCACAATATTGCCGCATCCGATCCCAGTTTGACGTTGCCCCGCCGTCCGAGTGCCAGGGGATTGCCGATCCGGAAGTGCCCCGCCTCATACCACGTGGCGACCTGGGCCGGATCGTAGCCCTGATACATGACCACCTCTCCCTGGGTGGAGATGAAGGCGAGATAATCGTTGATCCCGCCTGCGTTATCCACGCTGTTGGTCGCCATCATGGCCAGCGAACCTCCGAGATTGAAGTTCGGCCCCATCGGCAACAGAGTCAATTGACCGGCGAATACGTTCTGCGGCAGGTAATATACGTTCATCGAATTCGCCTGCACGAACCATAGACGCGACTTGTAACGGATTACCTGACTCAATGAGGTGAGCGGGGATGGACCTCCGGTGAGCGCATAGGGAAAAGGAGAGGACAGAATCCCCCCTGAGGTCCAGGCACTGAACCCTGAGGAATTGACATTCAACGTCACGGTCCAAGCCCCCGAGGAACCCCCGATGTTGGTCACCTTGGCATTGATGTTGTTGATCTGTGTCATGCCGGCGGCCCCGGTCACACCCACCGTCTCTCCGATGGCGAACGGGTTGCTACCTGCCACGCTGTTGACCGTCACCACGGCGGAGGCGGCAATGGAGATACCACTGATGGTCGCTGAAATCGGGGACGTGATGGGCCACCAGGTGGTGCCGTCGAAGATGAGCGGATTGTCCGCCCCGTTCACCAGCATCAGAATTTCAGCCGAACCGGTCCCGAATTGCAGCCAGTCGTATTGGGTATTGGTGATCTGCTGGACCGTGTTACTTCCGCTCCCGACGACCGCCGCCCCGACCGGCCCCCCGCCTGCATTGTCCACCCGGTAGATCGATCCCACGCCGGCATTGATCACGCCCGCATACAGTTGATTGGCCCCGGCCAGCGAGTTATAGGCTGCGACGGTCTGACAAGCTCCGGTGAAGGTGGCGAGCGTGACTTTCCCGCGCCGCAGCTCCACCCAGGAAGGCTGGGGAAACCAGTTGTCCAACACGATGGCGTCCGTCTCGGGCATGTTGGCCAAAGCATCGCGTGCATTCAGCCCCCCGATGGGCGCGGCCATGACATAGGCCTGCGCAGCCGGCTGCGCGGCCTGTTGTTTGCGAAGCAACCGCGTGACGGAGGTGCGCGGCATTAGCGTTCCAAGGCGGCTTTGCGGTAGTTCGCGCGTGAGGCTTCGCGATTGGCTTCCTTATCGACAATGCCTCGATTGAACATGCGGTAATAGGTTGAGCGCCCGATATCGAGCGCCCTGCAGATCTCCTCAATACTGGTCCCTACTTGCCTCATTTCACGAACCTTGGCTTCCATTTCCGGGGTTTGCACGAAGTTGTAGCGGTGGGACCACCGGGAAGTTCGATCCACCGCATCCCGGTCGGCCATGTTTGAAGCTTGGTCGCCGGGATATAGATGGTCGGGATTGACGCATCGCTCATTGCTGCATTCCCGTTTGTGGCAGAGCATTTTTCCTTCGGGGATTGGGCCACGAAACAGTTCCCATGACACTCGTGCGGCGATCTGAGGGCGGCCATCCTTCCAAAAATGCGGGCGGCAGCGCGAATCGCCAGAGCCTTTGTTCGCATAAGTGCCATTCCAATCCCAACAGCCATTCTCAAGTTTCTGCACCTTCGACATGAATCGATCGCGGACTGAAGGCCAAATTCTGGCAGCCATGAAAGACTCCTGATTTCTTAGGAACCATCATGATACCATACCCCAGCGCATTGAAACCCCTATGAAATCACTACGATCCGAAACCAGAATCAGGCACGTTCTGGCTGTTCAACAGTCTGATGCCACTGGCGCGCGCATTGAGTGGCAGGTTGCGCGCCATTGTCTGCCGTCCTGCGATGCGGTCGAGTTTGTCGGAAAACTCAACATGCTCATCCGCATAGGCCATACCGATGGCCTTCAACACGCGCCATTTGAGCGACAGCGTCACGAGATCCTCATCGATCAGACAGACATCACTGTCGTTCTGGAAGCTGGTCTGTACCGCAACCGTGGGCGCGCTGCCCAAGGCGATGAAGTTCTTCGACATATACTCCATAACGATCAGGTCGCTGATCGGGCTCGCCTGTCCGGTGGGTACATAGGGGGCCGGATTGATGTAGATCTGATTGTTCATGAGCCGGTAACGTAGTCGAGGACCGACCGGGGAGATGCCGGACTTCAACACCTGCCATTCCTGCGCATCCACCGGACCCAGCAGTTGCCAGCGGAAGTTTCGGTCCCAGCCCGTCTGGGGGATGAAGTGGTCCAGATCCGTAGGTTGCGCGTAGGCTTCCTGGCCGAAGGCAAGACTCGAATCGATGCCGGTCCCGTTCGCCTGGGTGACGTTGGAATTCTGGCTCATTGTGACAGTACCGGCACCGGCGTTCACCGCCGTCACCATCATGTCATTCACTGCGAATTTGGAAGCGATCTGCCATCCGACTTGCACACCAGCGAGATTGGTCCCGGTGATGTTGGTGATTACATTGGAGTTGTAGGTAAAGGTCCCGGTGAACGGCCCGATACCGAGCAGGTTGAAGAGGAACTGTTGCCGCAGAGCAGGCCAGTAATCGGCCGCCAAGGGCTCACTGCGCAGTTCGCTGGCAGCCCGGTTGGCGAGGTAATAGCCCTTGATGACATTGGCATCGGAATTGCCGATGACACCAGCCGGCGGCGGTAAGCCGATCTCACCAAATGCCTGCTGGAGGATGGTGAGCAACGACATTTCAGGTCTCCGCGGTTTCCGCCTGTGCGGTGATGGCCTGGGTACGCTTGCTGGTCTTCACGCTTGCCGACTTCAGCTTCTGCGGCTGAGGGGTGAAGTTGGTATTCGCGGTCGAATGGCTCGTTTGCATGCCCTGCGCGAACTGGGCTTGCATCTGGGCGATCGTGGACTGAAGTTGCTTGATCTGCTCCTCCTGCAAGTTCGACCTCTCCTCAGCCCGCGCAGCTTTGGCCTGTTCGCTCGCTACGATCTTATTGCGCTGGCGCTCATCCAGAGCCGCTTTGGCCAGATCCCGGTATTTGCGGCCGCCCATGATGGAGGAGGCATTGTTGTCCGAAAGAGCAGCGAGCGCTTCAACCGTGGGAATGTTGAGCATCTTGAGCGACTCAGCGTAGGAGCGCGTCACCACACCCCATTCCTCGATCGGCCAGCCGTCATCGGCCTTTTCGCCTTTGCGCATGAACCGGCCCCATGCCGCGGGATACTTCGCAGCATCCGAAGGGTCACCGTTCGCGCACTGCTCGAGCACGCTCCACGTGGTGTGATACTCGCCCGAGTCCGGATCGATCGCGGTGTCGTAATCGATGCCGGCGGCGAGCGTATCCCACATGGTCTTGGAGTTGCCCGGTGCCACGATCCGTACCCAGATCCGATCCTGAAAGATGGGGAATCCCATGGACTGAGTCAGATACTCCATGGCGTAGGGCTTGATGTAGAACTCCACGATGAGCTCACCATCCAGGCCCGCACCGCCTTCGCCCGGCTTGCCATAAAAGACCCGGCTGGCATCGCTTTTCGGGGACTCCAGCATGCGGGGCGGGGCGAATGAAGTGGCTTCGTTCATGACAGATCCTTGATGGCTTTGCGCCAGCAGTAATTGGCTCCGACCTCGACCGGTCCCAGTACTTCTTCCACCGCGCGCTTCACGCCCCAGGTGGGATAGCCGGGATTCTCATAGTCGTGGCCGGAAATGAATCCGGTATGTTTGACCTTCGGTAACCAGGCAAGCACATCGGCCCGACAGGCCTCGTAGGTGTGATTCGCATCGATGAAGACGAAGTCGAGACTGCCGTCCGGCACTTCCCGAGCGGCTTCGACCGAATCCTTCACTAGAATCCGCGCACGTTCCCCGGCAAAGGCCGTGGCGGCCCGGGTGGCCCCCAGGTAATAGTCCTGCTGGGTCTGGCTGAGGTTGGCATGGAAGTCATCCCCACCATCGCCCTGTTTCCAGGAATCCACCATGTAGAGCGTTAGATCCGGTTTCTGAAGCAGCCGGCAGGAGAGCTCACCGGCGAATACACCGATCTCGGCACCTACCGGCGCTTCCATACCCTCAAGCCAGGTCGAGAGCTGAATCCAGCGTTCGTCTACATCCCGCGGCTTCATGAGGCTGGCAAGATAGGGAATCAGCCCTTCCCCATAAACGCGCAACACGCATCCGCAGGAAACTAGGACAGGCGCCATTTCCTTAAACTCTTCGGCCTGCGTAATCATCCAGGGGGCGCAGCGGAATTTCTCGCCCGCCATGCTCACTTCGAGGACTCTTTCCCCCTCGTTGAGTCGTTGAGGGTAAGCGTGATGGGTATCCGCATAACAGGAGTCGAAGCCGAACAGGCGTAAGTGTCGATGGCCCAATAAGTAGGCGAGCGACAGCGCTTTCATGCCCACCGTGGTCCCGCCGCCGAGACTTATCGCCTGGGGATGCTCACGCTCGATCAGGCTCTGGTAGCACGTCATGGCGGCATGCCAGCACACGAGGTCATTACCGGCGGCTTTCAGCACGGCCGGATGGCACTGGGAAGCGTAGTACTTGATGCAGTGGTCGGCGGGCACGAAGTCCAGATTTCCCCACCGTGCATCGAGCATCACGTGCGCATCGGCCTGGATGCCGTGCTCTTTTAGGTAGGCGTAGGCGTTGTTCAGCGCGTAGACCACGGCACCGGATAGTTGCATGCCGCGGATATAGAATAGATTCTCTTTGAGGCTCGGGCCACCGCCGACAATCACTGCGGTACGCGTATCGGTGCCGCCCTTGAGCCATTGGCAGGCCAGCTTCAGCGCCGATCGCACATGATCATGCAAGGTCGCATCGTCGGTATTGGCCTGCACGATGAATTCTGTGCCGGAGCCACCGCCGACCTTCCACACCTCGGGCACCCAGCCCTCAATCACCTCATGCGGGCGGGGGTGACCATGGAAGAAGACGACCGACGTGTTTTTCGGAATGCCATGGCGGCAATCCACCTTGTAGCTGCGCAGCCGGCCCGGATAGAGGTCCTGGAGGATAGCAGCCGTTTCCCATGCGGGATGTTCCGCCAAGATGGCCAACTCGATCACTTCCTGATCACCGCCGCTCAGCCGGCGGTCTCGCCAGTCATCCCAGATGAAATTGCACTTCCCTGCTTCCCAAGCCATTACCCCCGAACCAAGTCCACCTGGTCGGTAGACATCCCGCAGCATGGCGAAGTCCACCGAGCACATGGCCAATGCATCCAGCGGACCGGTAATCACCGTGTCGAGATCGAAATAAAGGACGCGATCACCTTCCGGGAAAGCATCCTTTGAGAAGAGATAGAGCTTGGCCCACCAGCCCCGGTCCGAGAGGTCTTTCGGCACCTCCCGGACCTTGATGCCTGGATCCAGGCCCGTCGCATCGTCAGTGAAGCAGACGAACTGCCCCGGAAAACCGGCCTGCAGGTTGCGCACCACGCCATCATAAAGCCGATTGACGTAATCCGCCCCATAGAGCGTGCCGACCTTGACGCATGCGACGTTGAGCACTTACGCCCCTTCCAGCTGACCGCGATTGGCGTAGTACACCAGAGCCAGACTCTGCGTACTGGTCGTGGTACCCGTTGCGGCCCGGGCGCCCAGGATCTGCGCACCGACCGAGCTCACTACCTTGAACCGGCCCGCCGTACCCGATACGTACGCCGCCACGCCAGGCGTGACCTGCACTGCGGTCTTCAGCGTCCAGGCCCGCCCCGAGAGCTGGTACCAAGCCACCGTCTGCTGGTTCGCCTGGGAGGCCAGTCCCGAGCCGTCATACAGTTTGGTGATCGGGTAGACCGTGCCCTGGGTGAGGGACTGCGCTGTCGCACCCACCGCCGCGCTGGAGACCGCCACGGCCACCGGGAAGCCGGTGTTCTTGGTGGTGGGTAGCGTGGTGATCAGGTATGTCGCATCCCAGATGACCAGGGTGCCCACAGGGAGCGCATTGGAGACCGGATTGCGCAGGGCGATGAATTCCGCCCAGCCCAGCGTCGGTTCCCAGGCCGAAATGATCTGGCCCGGCGAAACGGTGAAGATCGGCGCCGGCAGTACCGGACTCGTGACGGTTCCCGCCGTGGTCGCGGCCGACTCAGGTTTCTGGAAGACCGTATTGAATCCGGCATACGGACCGGGCATATCCGCCCAGACGTTGCCGATATCGTAGTCGCCCAGCTGGTTGTTCTGCGCAACCCAGTTGTAGGCAACACCATTGGTGACCGTCGTCGGAAACCCCGGCGGCACATAGGTCTGTGCGGCAAAGGGCGAGACGGGAGTGGCTTTTACCGTGACAATTCCCATGATTACGCTCCCAGCAAGCCCTGAAGGAACCGGTTGCTCGTGGTCATGTTGCCGGCAAACCCGACGAGCTTGACCATCGCATCCTGGTTGACCGCGAAACGCTCATCCCCGAGCGGGGCGAAGTTCCGATCCTGGTGCGGGCGGAAGAACAGGTACTTACTGTTCAGGAAGAACATGGTGTTCGTGGGCGCACCGCCCCCGAACCCGCCATCCAGCACCACGTCGGCGTTCATGTACTTGAGCGTCTGGAATCCCAGCTCCGCCAGGTCCTCATCACCCACGCGCTGCAGGGCCTGCATGGACTCGAGGTAGTACCGGTAGAAGTTGTTATCCGCGACGATCAGATCCGGCGCATCCGCACCACGGACCAACTGCAGGTACACCCGGTTCATGTAGGTCTGGATCGTGGCCGTGCTGACTGCCGCGCCTCCAGTCGTGACCCCGGAGAAGAATACGTTGCGCCAGAAGGCCCAGACCGAAGGATCGATACCCCCTACGATACCGGAAGACGGTGTCGCGCTGATGAGCAGCTGCAATCCGCCGATCTGGCGGCCCCCATCCGCAGTGCCGTTGGAGTAGATGTCCAGGGCCACGTTGTTGGTGAGGGTCTGCTCGGCGTTCTCGATACGCCCTTCCAGCAGATCGATGATGGCCTCTTCGCCCGAGTTCTGCAGCATCTCAAGACCGGAGATCGATACCGCCACAGCAGCCTGAGCATAGTTGTACTCGGCTCCTGTGAAGACATCGGACGGCGAGATGTTGAGGACCTCATACCCGGAATAGCGCTTGTAGGTACCGTTCTCCTGGTAGTTGAGTTCCTGAACGATCGTGCGACCTCCACTGACCGGTTTGACCCGGCCGCGCGCTCGGAGGCGATAGAGCAATGCGTTGTTCTTGGTAACGTTGTCGGCCAGCTTCCCTGTGCGGTTGCGCAGGGTGGTGGTCACGATTTCCGTTACCGTGGCTGATGGATTGATCAGAGCCATGGTAACTCCCGATAAGGTTTAAACCCGGCTGCTGGCTTCTGCCATGGCAGCCCGTATTTCATCACGAAGCGTCAGATCCTTGCCGTTCGGCACCGGAGCGTTGCCCGGGCCAGTTCGCAAAGAACCTGCTTTGCGACGGGCAGCTTCTGCCCTGCGTCGCTTGTCCTCTTCCACCTTTCGGGCTTGCGTTTCCGCCTGCGCGATCAGCTTGGAGGTTTCGGGATGAGCCCTGACGGCGAGTTGATAGGCTTCTTCCAACGTAGATGCGTTCCCTGCGCCAAGGAGGGCAGCCATGAGGCTGTTCACATGGTCGAAGTAGGGATAGGCCGGCTGGCCGTTCGCATCCATCTTGGAGCGGAATGTCTCAATCTCACTGTTGACTGCTGTCATCTCCGCACGTTCACGCTCCTGGGCCTGTCGTCTCTGCTCAGCCTGAAACGCTTCGTTGACCTGCCGTTGCACGAGCTGGTCAATGGGAATGTTGGGCTGCTGAGGCTGACCCTGAGCGGGAGCGCCGGCCTGTTGGCCGATCAAACTGCGTAGATCCACGCCATTGGCGTTGGCGATCTGTCGAATGGTGTTGGCCCGGACATTCATGTCGGGGCTGTTCAACTGGCTGATGATCCCTAGGGATTCACGCCAGAGATCGACAGGGGACAAACCGCGCGCCTGAATGAGCGGCGCATGCTGGTTCGACACCTGCATGAAATTGTTGCCGATGAGCCGCACTTCGTCCTGCGCACTGATGGCGCGGGCGACATCGCGTTCACGGCGATCGACGATATGCTGGACTTCGGGAGGGACCTTGGCCCACAGGGCTTTCTCTTCAGGCTTCCAGGTGGCTGGAGCGGGAAGGGCTACAGGCGCTATTGCGCCAGTATTTCCCGGGGAGGCTGATGCGTCTGTTCGAACGCCTTCTGGAACCGGCGCAGTCGTTCCAGCTATTCCGGTGTCAGCTCGTGCGGCGAACTTTCCATCTGGACCCCGGGATCGGGTTCCATCGGTTCCACCGGCGGCATCGGTTCGCTCGCCCCGGTCTGATAACACTCGCTCGTGCCCAGATACATTTTCATTCTCCTGCCGTGACTGAACCTCCTCGAGGGAGGATTGCAACTGCTCCCGCAAGGTCGGTTCGGGTTTGGTGTCATCTGCAACGACTTCTTCTTCAACGGCGCTCAATGAGACCCCCGCGTTTCATATCCGGCATCGTATGCTGAGCAATAGCGGCTTTCAATGATTCCCGCACATCCTTGCGCGTCGTGGTCTTACGGAATTGCTTCGTATCCTTGACCGGCGCGTCGCCCAGCTCGATCAGCCGGTTCCGCTTGAGGAACTGCTTGTGCTGCACGCGGCTGGTGATCGGTTTGCCCGCCATGTCACCGGCCCTGGCGATGTAGGGCTTGATGTCTCCGAAGCCCACGCAGGGGGATATGACCCGCGTCACCGGATGAGGGTGCTCGGGAGGCACTTTATAGTCCGCCATGGAGCGCCAGACCTCGATCGGGCCGCACTGTTCACAGTGGTATTCGTAGGTTGGCACTACTTGCTCGCATGCCCGTTGGGCTTGGCCTTGGCCATTTTACCCTCATGCTCGCGCTGTTTGTCGCCTTCCTGTGACTGATGCTGCAAGTCCTGCTCATGCGTGGCGGCCTGGTGGTCGAGGTCCATCCGTCCTTTGGTCAGCTGCACATGCGCATCCATCTGCGCGATGTAGATCTTCGCTTGGGTCTCGTACTGCACGCGCTGCGCATCGAACTGATTCTTCATTTCCTGGATCTGCATGTCACTCGCAGCCTTCAATTGGGCCTTATGCGCCTCCAGATTGGCCTGCATCTGCAAGTCATGGTCGGCGCGCGTCTGCTCCATCTGGTTCTCGATGGCTTCCTGCTGCGCTTCCGCCTGCTGTTTGGCCTGTGCAATCTGAGCATCCAGCTTGGCCTGCTGGGCGGCGATAGTGAGTTTGACCTGGCCCTCCGCCATGGCCTTCTGGACCTCGGGCGGCGGACCTTTGGGCTGGCTCGCGGCCTTCTGCAGCGCATCCATGGCGTCTTCGAAAGCCTGCTCGATCGGCCGCGCGCTCTTGAAGCTGCGGATCGCGAACATCATCAGTTCGCCAAGCATCGGAATGATCTCGGGCGCCGTGCTGCCGGCCATGACGGCCTTGTCGAGGAACCCCCCCACCGCGGTGACGAGCTCAACCCGAGAGTTCTTCTCGGCATCATCGTCCATCCGCACGGTGGAATCGGTCTCGATGTCGAGCCGGAACTCACGGTGAACAGGGTTCTGGAGCAGGTTTTCCACCTCTTCCCAGGTTGGCAGCTCGAGCAGTGCCAGTTTGTCCGGGCTGGGCGGGGCCTGGCCGGCGGCGGGAGCGCCCGGGGTGGGGGCAGCTCCCGGGTGCATCATCCCCGGGGCAGCTTGCCCCTGAGGTGACTGAGCCCCCCCGCCAGCCATTGCCATTTGAGGAGGTGCAGCCCCCGGAGGATTTCCTCCTTGCGGTGAGGACGGGGCGGCCTGTTGAGCCTGAGCAGCGGCCTGTTGCTGGAGGGCAAGCTGCTGCTGGAGCTGCTGCTTTTCAGCGTTGGTGAGGAGCTTGACACCACTGATCTGTTTGAGGGTTTCGATGTCATAACCGGCGACGATCTCCCCCACGATGCGGATCACATCGCGGGCAAAGCGTTGAACCTCGAACTGCGCATCCTGAATCCGCAGGATGTGAAATGAGCCCTTCATCTCCTGAGCGGTCGCGGTCTCGGTCGGATCACTCATGCCACGCACGATGTCGGGGATGCCGGTCAGCTGATACACATCCTCGATCAACTCCTTGCGCTGTTCCCGCAGGAAACCGAGCGTCTCGGCGATCTCCTTCATGGGCAGGAGTTCGAACGAGCCGGCCAAACCGCCTTTGTCCTTCGCCGCCGCCCACCCCGATATCGGGACTAACTGGTTCTCCACCCCTTCAGATAGAAGTCGATCAAGCCCCTCGGCACTCGTGTCGCGCACACCCGCAACCTTGAGCGCCTTCGTAATCTGCACAATACGCGTGGAAAGTTCGTCGATCTCATTCGCCTGATCTTGGTAGAACGTGTAGTTCGGCGTCGGCAACAGCTCATCACTGAGCGTGTTGGCCATGAGAGGACGTGGGGCGGGAAAGAAGCGATGCAAGCCCAGATCATCATCACGCTCATCCAACAGCTTGTGAAAGTTCTTCACCAGCCAATAGCGGCAGCGTTTGTGCTTGTCATGGATCTCATAAACCACCGCTTTCTTGCGGGTGATCTTGATCTGCGTGTCAGTAAGGTTCTTCGGTGACCAGTCGAGCGGGATCTGGAGGATTTCCTCCTCAGTCAGATTGGTGAATCGTTCTCGCAACTCGTCCCGGTCCATGTACGCGCGCTTCCAGAGCAACCGGACTTCCTGCCAGGTGCGCGCCCAGCTCCATCCACAATCCTCCCAGGAGACGTAATCGACAATCGTCTCCTCATACTTCAGCTGCTCTTCTTCGACTTCATCTTCTTCGTCAGACGTGATGTCGGAGCCTTCGGACTTGGTTTCGGCGTTCTGCTTGCCCTCTTGCGCGCCTTCTTCCTTGGCCGCGTCGAGTTCGGGTTTGTGGAAATGCGGCTCATACCGACACCACACCATGGCGAGTCCAGGCAGTTCGTAGTCCTGGATCGCAAGGCGCATCACATAGAAGAAGTCATTGACGTTGTCTAACGTGAATTCGATTGATCTCTCGAGGATCTCCGCTGCAGTACGACCGATAGGATCTCGATCTTTGTATCGTCGCTCGACGATGGGCTTCGGGTTTCGGGCGTAGAGAGCAGGTAGTCGAGTCTGGACATTGGCCCATAGGATGTTATAGCGAGTAATCGCATCTTCCCTCGGGCTTCTAACGTCGCGGTACTTCTTGAGGATCTTTCGCCCGCGTCTGAGGAATTTGTCGAACAATCGTTCATGGGTATCAATCTCGTCTTTGAGCCAGCCCACGATGGGCATGAGCTGCAGGCCAGGATGGGGGTTGACAGTGCCGCCCTGCTCCTCGCGCTTCTTGCGCTTGGCGGGCGAGCCATCGGGCATCAGAATACGGGCCATGTCGGGTTACAACCGGACCCAGCTGGAGAGACGTGCAATCCAGACAATATGCTCGCGTACTCCTGCGGCCAGAGCAAACGGGGAAGGGATATTACGCAATATCTGTCCCGGTGCGGGGACGGGTGTCACCGTGGTTACCGCCTTGGTGGAGTAGATATAGACCTCATCCCCGTCCGCAGGTGTCAGAGGCAGGGGTAAAATGAGCGTCGTCAGTGTGATCAGCGGCTCCAGGACTACATACAACACTGACCGGGCTGGCGGAGGCTGCGGAGGATTAGGGAGCGTTACTGTTGCCCCGGTGGCAGGAGAGTTCAGAAAGAGGGTGTCTTGCGCAATCCCTGGAGCGGCCGGCGCGGTGAAGACCCCACCGATGTAAGTTCCCCCGATCTGAGCGGAAGCATTGCCTGCGGCGGCCACCAGCGTGTTGGGAGCGACTGACAGCGCCGTGACGCCGTCCCAGAGAATCATGTTGAGAACATTCCCTGTGGGGCTGACAACAGCATAGATCTGAGTAGCCATCAGAACCTCGTGATCACTACAGCGAATCCGTTGCCGCCGTTGCCGCCTGCACCGCTCAAAGCCCCGATGCCTGCGCCTCCCCCTCCTCCGCCTCCACCACGTACGCCATTGCCGCCGTTTCCCCCGGCTCCTGTAGCGTTACCCCCACCACCACTTCCTCCGGGGCCTCCCACCCAGCCTGCCGGGGCACTCCCGGTAGATCCGTTGGCTCCCGTGGCGACGCCGCCGGTAAGACCTGCAGGGGTACCGGAATTCAACCCGGTGTTTCCGCCGGAGAAGGCTGTGGTGAGACTCACCCCGCCGCCCGCCGCACCACCGATCGCGCCACTTCCGACAGTGACAGACAACCCCCCCGCGGCGCCTAAAAACCCGACTGCGCCTATCCCGCCTCCAAACACGCCGGTAGCGGCGCCTGTCCCGCTGGTACTTCCGCTGGCGTTGCCCCCTGCGGCGCTAAAGCCGCCACCACCCCCACCTCCTGATGCAGCAGTGACCTGGCCACCTGCGCCCGCCCCGCCGGGATAGGCAATTAATTTGTACGGACTGCCGAACGTAGTAATGCCACCGACTGCGCCGTTGTTGCCCGGCCCTGTCACGGTAACCGCAGCGCCCCCTGCGCCACCTGCGCCGATGACGACCGGCTCAGTAGCGCCCAATGTCGCCGGGTCAAATGTTGCCTCCTCAAACGCGGTCGCCCCGCCGCCGCCGCCGCCGGAAAGCGAGGCGACTCCCAATGTCGCCTCAAGCGCCCCCGATCCTCCGCCGGCGCCGCTCGAAAACAGAATGACCTTAACCACGGTAGGCGTTGCGACAACGGGCTTGGTCCACGTCCCGGATGCGTTGAAGACTTGGATATCGATCGGAGTGATGGGCCCTGCAGCCCCTGTACTGCCAGTGGATCCCGTGGACCCGGTCGCACCGGTGCTTCCGGTCGAGCCCGTTGCTCCGACGCCGCCGGTCGCGGGAGAGGTTTCCATCAGCCGAACGCCAGAACGTTGACGATGGCCCCGGCCACTTGGGAAATAACCTTCAGATTCTGCTGGCCCTGACCGGTATAGCGCAACTCAGCCCCCACAGCCAGCGGATAGCCCACCGTAGCGGTAGGCGCCACGCCATCATCCCGCCAGCGGATGGCCTGGGTCTGCGGCTGGATGAGCAGCAACCAGGTGCCGATCGGAATACCGGCAGTCGCAGCCGATCCGAAAGTCAGTGAACTGATGGCCACGCCGGCATCCACCGCACCGGACTGGGCATAACCCAGAGGAACCTCGTCTTTAAACCCCTGCTGCATGGATTGACCTCATGGCGCCCACTGGCCGCCAAACTTGGGTTCTTCATTCTTGGACCGGGCTTCCAGTTCAGCCTGAGCCTCAGGGGACAGGTTAGTCTTCCAGTGGAAAAGACTCCACTCCGGACCGCGCTTCTTGGCGAGCGCCTTGGCGCGGGTCAGGCTGAAGACCGATTGCGCACCATCGCGCGTAAAGGTCAGCCGGCCGTCCTCGTCATGGCGACCGACCTGCCATTCGACGCGCTCGGTCATATATCGCCCGCAACAGCTTTCCGCTTCTTGTAAGTGAATTTAGCGCGATCCGGGTGTGGCTTATCAATATAAGGGCGGGGCGCAGATCGAGCTACATAAGCGCCTCCGTGTCTTTCGAATGAAAGCACTAAAGCGCGTGCGCCATTCGCCACTATCCTGAGAATTTCCCCAATTTGACGGTAAGTCAATCCTTCTTGCCTTCTCCTCCAAGCGTAAGCTTCTCGCACGAAACCACTCCCCGGAACGCCCCGTTTACCAGGAGGAGGAATATCGCCTGCGGACTTAGCTTGGTCATTGCAATCTCCTGCGCCTGCAGCGTAGGGCCCACGAGTGTGGACCGAAGTCTGCGGCGGTAATTCACAGAATTCGTGCGCACCCTCATGGCCTTTGACCAAGTGACAGCGAGCGGATAGACCGTATTCGAGACACCACGCAACTTCATTGCTCGCGGAGTCGCTGTCCGATGTAATTTCGTTGCTCATAACCGCTCCATTTTGGAACGTTGTTGCTCTTTCGGAAAGAATACGTCGTCCGCCGTCAGTTCATGCAGGAACTTAGGCTTCGGTTTGTCCTCAGCGGCCTTCACCGGCTGCCAGACCTGACCGATGATCTCGAAGGCGTCACTCGGATGGCTGGACCAGTCATGATAAGGCTCGTCCGCCAGCATCTTCTTCTTATCGTCCCAGGCATAGTGATAGCTGGATAGGCCATCACGGCCCTTCTCGGTCATCTTCTCGTCAAACCAGCACGATTCGAGGGTTTTGCGAGCGCCATTGATCTGATCGGCTTGGTTCGTGGCCGGGATGACGTTCATCGAGTAGCCAAAGTCATTCATCTGATCACCGAACGAGCGCCCTCCGGCGGCGAGCGTCTTGGCAGCGGTGTCATGGGGTCCATGGTGCTGGCCATAGCGATATCGTTGGCGGTGCTCGGCGCCGATGACCGGATTACCTCGCCAGAGGCGTCCATTACGCAATTCCAGTTCTTGGCCAGCGAGAGCACTCGCATAGAACCGTGCATCTTTGCCCGTATTCTGAACGTAATCGATCAAATGGACCTCAGCCCGGGCGATCTGGAAGAACCAGATGGCGGTCGCATCCCCGTAGCCGAGGTCCCAGGCCGTGTGGACTTCGAGTGTGGGATCGTGGGGAACAGCGGTAATCCGGCCTGCCTCAGTGAGCTTGCGCATCTGGCGGGCGTAGATCGCGCCCATGATGGCCGCTTCGAACGAACACATATACTCCTGCTCGAAGAGGTTCTGGCCCATTTCCTCGCCGTATTCGCTGATCAGCTCGAGACGCTCTTCCTCGAGCTCAGCCTGTGTGAAGACTCCGGTCTGATCTGCGCTCAGGACCTGGTGGAACCAGCCTTTGGCGGCTTTGGCGGCCTGCAGAAGCTTCCAGCCGTGATTCTTACCTCGAGGCGTGGTGATGAAGATGGCCCAGCCGCCGTTCTCTCGAAGAATGGGGCGCATGTATGCCCAGGCGTGAGGATCAGCCAGAGCCCATTCGGAAAACACAATGCCGACAGGGGGTGAACCGACCAGGGCGTTGAAGTTGTCACTGCCGACTACCTGCCAGAACGAGCCGCACTTGAGCTCTATCTTCATCTCGTTGTTCAGCGTGCGCTTGCGTAGCGGGAGCGGGAAGGCTTCATCGATACGACGGATACCGGTGTGGGGGTTGATGGCGTCCCAGATGGCCTTTCGCGCCTGCTCGGCCTGAGGAAGCATATGCCAGTAGTTGCCGCGGCGCTTGTGGGCGGCTTTACAGGCCCAGTGCATGGCGACATCGTCTTTACCCGCCCGCCGGTGCCAGATGGCGGTGGCTCTCAGTCCACCGGCTTCAAGATAGCGCCAGAGGTCGTCCTGATGGGGTTCCGTGTACCAGCCACCGAGGCCATCAATCTCGGTCGGTGAGCTGGGGCTTGCGGTGGTAGCCATTCATCTCGACGGGCCGGTCGGTGGGGTCCCGGAAAACACAGGTGAGATTGCCGTTGATGTTCAGGTCTTGAGGCAACACGGCCTTCGCGATCGTGCGCTCGATGAGAAACTTGGCGCAGTCAATCTCCGATTGCGTCATGGAGATTACTTCATTGAGGTCATTCGGATTTTTGAGCTGACGTAGCGCGTTCTTTTGTAGTCTCGTGACGAGATTGCTGACCTGAATGCGCTTCAGGACGAGTTCGCTGTGGTTGCGGTTCAGTCGAGCAGCCATTAAGCGCCAGCATCCACCGTCCAGACCGAGGTTGTGGCGGTGAAGCTCACCAAGTAATAGTTGTTCACCTTGTTATTGGTCAGCGTACTGGCGGTATTGGCGCCGGCGTTACTGATGTTCCCGCCCGTGGGAGGGTAAACGCTGACATTCTGACCCGAATTGGCATTGACGGTTACCCAGATATCCCCGGGAGCACCTCCGTACTTATTGGGATCCGGGAGTGTCACGCCTTTATTCGTCCCATCTGCGGTGGTGATGAGCACCAGATCGCTGGGGAGAAGAGATCCGGCCGCGTTCTGCGAATTACCGGAAGTCAGTGCAGTGAGATTCATGGCGACAGCAGTACCCTGAACCGCATTCATCATGCCGATCGGGACGCCACCTTGGGGGATACCGCGTAATGTCATGGTGTCCTCAATACATGCTGGATTTGCGACGGCCTTCGTAGGAGGTCTTCGCCCTACCGGCCAGTTTCTCCATGCGACCTGCATGCCCGATCGTGGCTTGGAAACCTGAGCTGCGCTCATTGCGCTTCACATCGAGGCCCGCGCGTCTCACGGTGCCCCCGAGAATACCCTTGGAGGTCGGCGGAGGCTTCTGACCAGGCATGGGTCCGCCTCTGGATTTCGTATGAACATGATGACCCCCCGTATTGCTGTTGCCATGCAGAGAGCCGGCGCTGTCGGTGGAGGCAGATTTGTAGTTCTTCACCGTGGTGCCCGTCGCGTTACCGGACTTTCCCATGGATTTCGCCCCGGAGCTGCCCCGCTTTCCGACCGGCCCTTCACGGTGAGGACCGAAGCCCTTGCCACCCCGGGCGTGATCCATGCTCTCGGTCTGATGCGCGTTGATGTAGCCCGGCATGCCGTTCATGGTGTTGCCGGAACGGGGACCATCCACCGAGTGAGTCTTGGGCTCCGATGCCACACGGCGCATGGGCGTGATGGTGCGCGTGCTCCTGATGGAATCGCCTTTGGTGAACTTCGCGCTCATCGTTTCTCCCCGAATGGCATGGACTTGACTGTATCAATCTTCCAGGAGTGGCGTATAGGGCTTCGGAATGGGATGGCCGGCATGGAGGGGTCTTGGAGAGGATACCGGTTCCCCAACGGGAGCCGGTTTCTCCCGGGGGCATCCCCGGGCAACCCATTGAGTCCATGATTCGCGGATCTGCTGGTCAGTAAATCCCTTGCGGACCGGGGGACCGGATCGGGACGGGTGTTCGGCGAGGGGAATCTTCATGAGTCGTTCATTGCGACCTGGGCAATCAGAAGATCGGAAGGGGGTACGGCTTCCTCTTTGGCCACCACGAACAGGAGTTCAATGGTTTCAGCCGAGCGCGCAATATCCTCCTGGAGGATTTCCGCATTTTCCCAAGGCTGTTTACCCGCTTTCCGGCGCTCATTCGCCCGGAAACTCACCATCATCAGGATCCAGTCGGCGACGCGGTTGGCCAGCTTTGGCGGGATAGGAGAATCCGGCAGGGCGCAGCGGCCCTGCATCATGCGCCGCAGCTTGTCCCGCTGGCCGTGCAGGACCTGGGGAAGCGGCGCGATCGGAACGACCTTCGCCTTCTCCATCTAGAGCGCCTTGCTCCAATCCACTTTCGCCAGCGCAGCCAGTTTCGTCTTGGTTTCCGCCGGCACCTGGGAAGCGAGCGCATTCACGACCAGCTCGAGGGCTGCCAGCCGGCCTTCCGTACTGCGCTGGGCAGGGAGCAGTCCTGTGGAATGCGCAGGAGTTCTGGTATTCAGGCTCTCGCCTGTCTTCACCTGGGCGCGCACGGCGGCGAGCGGATCGGACTTGGAGGCTGTCGCCGGAGAATGCTTGCCGGCCAGTTTCGCACGCACTGCGGCCAGAGGATCGGTTGTCATATCAGCTCCTTACGGTGATCGATCCGCCCACGGTGGCATGATAGGTCGCAGGCTGCGGCAGGCGCGCAAGGATAGCCTCGAGCACCTGGGTCTGCGCATCCAGAGCGTCAGCAATCAGCTGTAACGCCTTCAGGATGCGCTCTTCCTGGTCCCAGTCCATCAGCCCGTGACGGTAATGGTACCGCCGACCGTGGCCAGGAAAGTACCCGTGACGCCGCCGGAGCCGCTCTCAGTGACCACCACCGGCGTGCCGATTGTGGCGCCCGTGCTGTCGAGGTCGGTAAAGGTCACGGTGGCTTCCTTGGTGCCGTCCGTGCCCGTGAGGACTGCAGTCCAGGGGGGCGTCTCGGAGCCGTTCAGCGTGCCGGCGGGCAGCGTGGCACCGGAGTTGTCGGTCACCACATAGGCGGTGGCCGCAAAGGTCTGGCCGGGAGCCAGTGTGGTGGGCGTGGCGGACTTCGTGGCGACGATCGTAATCTGGCTCATGGGAGACTCCGGTTATCCGCACTGCGCGAGCAATGCGGGGATGTTCTTGAAAGGGGCGGAAAGGGTAACAGAGGCGCGTGGCACAACGTAGTACGGCACCCCACTTAGCCACACGACATGCGCATTATCACAAGGGGTTGTTAGTGGGACTGTACCCACAATGAGCACGCCATAGGTGTCCGCTCCCGGCACCAGCATGTAGGCGATCGTGCTCGTGGTCACAAGCGTCACTGCGGTCCCGCTGGGTGGCGCCGGCACAGGTCCGATGAGCGTGATGCAGACCGGATTTGTGGGCGTGCTGGGACCGTTGGCCGAGTTCGCGGTGAGCTGACCGCACCAGGTCCCAGCGGGCGTGTTCGGCGTCTGCACGGAGGTCAGATTCGGAGCGATCGTACCCCACACCGTCAGGGGCTGGCCTTTGAGGCCTGTCGACAGCGTGTAGCCCGTGAGCGGGCAATTTGTAATCGGGGTCTTGTCGCTGCAGGTGGTCGGCGCAGTCCAGAACCATGTGGGTGCAAAAACCGTCTGGGCCTGCAGAGGCAATGCGAACAGAGCGAGCAGCGACCACAGGTGTTTCATACGGTCTCGATCATTATCCCAAAATTCTGGTGGATTAGATCACGTTTCAGCAGCCATTTTTCATCAGCATGGCCTTTTGCGTCTACCCAACGGATCCTGCCATCGGGTTCGACCAGAAGGAAATCGATCCGGATACGCCGCTTGTGCCCGGTCAACGGCATGCTCACCTGACGTATGACGGCCCGATGAACGCCCGCAATGCGCTCGAGCTCGAACTGCTTGAATTTCTCCAGCTCACGCAGGGAATCGAACTTCATCCCCTGCCAGGTGGTTTTCTCGTTGCCGAACTTGGGGGGCTTGGGCGGATCCAGCGGGTGGCGGATCTGCTGGTTCACCTTCGTGATGCGCTTGAGATCCTCGACCGTCCAGCGGGTCATTTCGGGTAATATCCCTGTGGCCGGTTCCAGAACCAGTGCGTTCCCAGAATCACCGCCTGAGCGACTGAAAACTCGATCACCTGCTTCCAGGTGGGTGCCATACCCCAGATGTTCTCAGGAAGCCAGTGAGCGATCACCATCCCCGAAGCAACACAGACCCAGAGCAGCGTGCGCGTCATGAGGATTTCTCCATATCGGCCTGACAGTGCGCTTTCGCACATTCCGCCGTACTGCATACGGGAGCCAATACGGCGCTTCCCTTGAAGGCGAGGTATTGCCAGCCCTTTCCCCCCGAAGTCCGCTCTGCGACCACGGTAAAGCGTCCTAGGGTGTCTTTGACGGTGTAATGGCCGGTCGTCGGGTCTTTGACCGGGGCGAGCCATATCAGGGCGGCAACGGCGGCCGAATCTGCCCCCGGCAACCTCGACTTGTCTACGCCGTGCTCTGCTACAGGTTGAGCTACGCCGCTGCCATTGAGAGGCGCAGAAGTCCCCAGGGGTTGGGATAGGGCTTCCCTCACGGAGGTCTCGCGATGCTCCGCTTCTGCATTGATCGATGGGGTTTTTCCTGCAGGGGGATAACCCAAAACCCCGCCAGCCTCTTGGCCTGCAGGCCCGCTGGCTATGACCTTTTTCGTGCGCTGCGCCAATAGCGCGTTCATCTGCGCTTCCGATTTCAAGCGGTTTGGCGTGGCGTAGTAACTCGGTACCCGGCTCACGCGCGCCTCACGAACAGCGAGGGAAGGAAGAATATCGCGGTCGCCACGCTCACGGCAAAGACGAATACCGCCAGCACCAGGAAGATAGCGAGCTGTTCATACCAAGGCCTCATTTCACGCTGCGATTCAGGATCTCCGTCAGCTTCTCCACCGCACCGCGCATCGCATCGTTCTGCAACGATTGCTGCCACCGTCTGACCCTGCCAGCTCCCGGTTTCGTATCCGGTAACTCCGCGATCCTGAACTCCGCCGTCGTCCAGCGATCCCCGCACACCCTGCACTTGTACCGCCGGCGCACGTAATCGCTCTCCTGACGGGAATCGGTGCACTGCGCCTGTTTTGAACACTTCGGGCATACCTTGATACTCACGGGTCTACATATTGCTGATGGGTACCATGACTGGTATTCTACGCCCCGTGGTCACTCCAATGAAAGCCCTCGTCGAATTAATTCTTGCGAACCCGTTTGCGTTTCAACGCGCTCAGATTCCCTGCGCCCTGTGGGGTCTGTGGGAGCAGTCTCTTGCGGACCGAAATACCGTGCCGCAAAGGCCAGCTCCGCATCTGAAGGCTGCCTGAGCCAGAAGGGCGCCTCGCATTTGCAGCCCAGCATGTGCTGACAGCCGGGCTGGGTTTTGCGAGGACGGCGATAAGCGTTGAGTTCCAAAGTCATGCGATTACCTGCGCTGCTCGCCTTAGAGCCCTGATTCCCGCCTGGCGGTCTCTCTCGCGCTTCAGCTTGGCCTGTCCAGCCGGCGTCATGATCCAGCGCCGGTAATGCTCCGGGCCATAGGCACGGTCGGCTTTCACGCATTCCAGGCAGCGGCAACCGCCGAGATACATCGACCTCGTGCCGTGCTTACGGAAGACCTTTTTCACGCTTGGGCCAGCAGTTCAATGAGCTTGTTCGCCATGCGGGTATAGCACTTGGAGCGAGCGGCGTAGGCGGCGGCGTAGGCGTAGGCGGCGGCGGCGTCGGCGGCGTCGGCGGCGTCGGCGGCGGC